GATTGGGTTAGTCGAAACAAAGAAATCTCGTGTCTCAAGAAAGTCCGAAGGCAAAGCAACCGTAGGGTCGCCGCCTGTCGTTGTCGTGGTCACAGTCTTGAGCATCTGGCGAATACGAAGCTCTCGGCGCAGACGCAACTCAGCGAAACGAATGAAATCAGGGATTTGTGTCGTCAGGTCTGTACGGGCTAAGTAATTAGCAACCGTAGTCTTTAGGTCAGAATAAGTAGCCAGGCTCATGCGTCATCCCATCCATATTCGTAAGTGCCGATATGCCTAATGTGCATCGATAGATCGTGATCGATTACAGTTTTGTAACCTACGTCAAACGCCTTTGCACAGAAATAAATATCTTCACCAATTATCCCACCTTTGTCGTTTAGGTCAAACCAAAACCAAGGCTTTTGTGCAGCTAAGAACACTTCTTTTTTAATCAGAACCATCCCAAAGCCAACACCCATAACTTGCTCAAGACCCGTCTTTCCCTTGCTGTCAACCTTAACCAAAGCATTTGTCTCTGAGTTAATGTCTATCGCTGTTGGCGTAACAGGGAATTTCCTTGTCGTTGCGTTTACTCCAACAATGGGTAAATCACGAGACAACAGAATCTCTAGCGCATCTTTCGGAAACCGCATATCAGAGTCAACCCACAGGATAGCGTCAGCACCATCCTTCAAGGCTTCCTCTGCCAGACGCTCACGCTGATTGAAGATCAAAGTGCCTGGCACTTGGTAAATCATCAACGAGCCGCCTTTGGCACATCTCGTCACACCTTCATAAGCGCAGAGTTTGGCCAAGTCAAAAGCAAACCCCGTCATTACTGTGTCACGACATGGAACGCAAATAGCAACCTTCATACCTGTCCTGGTCGAGTTCTAAAGAACCGATTATCAGGGTCATTTAAGAAGATTCGAAACCTTTTCTCATCTAAAACTGCAAAACCTCGCATGATTCCTTGTTTATTCAGTTCATCAACAACTACGTTCGGAATACTTGCAACCTTTGTCCACTCACCCCATTTGGCTTTTTCGTCAATGGCGTTGAATTGGGCTTTGTTGCTCTCAATGATTCCCGTAATGTCTTGCTTAGTCTCAATAACATAACCACCATCTACGTCATGGAAGTTAGATTCTTTACCGTCTCTGAATGATATGTTTCGCATAAAAAAGGGGGGTGATTAGCCCCCCAGTTTGTTTAAGAAGTAGTCAAGTCAGCAGCAATGCCGTGAGCGCCTTCGTTACGCATTTCCAAGGTCAACTCAGCAAGAATTTGTGTCTTCTCTGCGTCACCAGCTTTAGCCAATTCGTTTGTGGCGAATGGGCGCAAGTAAGCAACTGCTGCGTATTCAGGGTCAAGCACCAAAGCGTCACGAGTACGCATGAAGCGTGAAGGCACAACCGAAACTGTACCGAAGTCGCTCATGTAAACGTCAGCAGCGCCAATGATGGTTGTTGGGCCATCAGTAGGAGCCATATAACGCTGTGCAGCGATACCAGCGAAAGCAGAAACAGCTTGCTTCTGGAACGGGCCAACCAACAACACTTTAGGATTGCCACCAGCGGTGTAAACCTTCTGGATAACGTCCTTCAGAATTGTCTCGGTGAAAGCGCGTTGTGTACCGTCAGTACGGGTAGAAACACCGATGGTAACTGGATCAACACCAGTAGTAGCGCCAGAGGACTTGTTTGTGTTGGTCTTGAGCCAAGACAACAAAGAACCCATAGTGCGGGCAGTAGAAGCGTTACCAGCCGATTGACCTTGGTTTGCACACAAGATGGTTTCGATGTCGCGCTTCAGTTCGCTCGATGCCTTTGACAACTGGTAAGCCTTTTCAGACTTGCGGCCAGCTTTATCCACAGAATCCAAAGTACCAGAGATTTTGATGGTCTTTTGAACGATCTGTGAGTAGTTACCCAAACGAACTGTTGGGGACATAGTTGCGTCAGAAGCGTCAGCACCTTCGACTGCCGCATTTGCGGTGGTCGCAGCAGCCAAGCTGTCGGTTTGCCACTCATGGTAAACAGCAGTTGCTTTAGCGCGTGCTAAAGTACTCATCACAGGTGTGTCGGTTGGTGAAATCGAGTAAATAACGTCCGAAAGGTCTTCCCGATTGCCAATTGATTGGTAGGTTTGATAGGTTGCCATGATTTTTCCTTAAATAAATTTCTCAAATAGCAAAGCTGCGTCACGGACTTTGCCCGTTTGTTGCAACTTCGCACGAAGTTTTTGATTCTGTTCTGCCTCTGAATTTCGTGGCATTGACGTACCCGCTTTCAACATCTTCGGCGCAGCTTCCAGTTTCTTGTTTACTGAAGGCTTGTTGCTCTGAAGTTTCGCGTACTTCATGCCATGATACAAAGACAAAACAGCGCGAGAATCGTACAACCCTGCAAGCTCTTGGTCACTCCAGCCGATTGACTTGGCGTATTCACGAATATCCTTACGGATGGAATCGCCCTCTTTCGGGTTTGCGTAACCTGGAATAACTGAAGACAGTTTCTGACTTTCCTCTGCGAGATGGTATTGCAGGCGCTCAGATTGCTCCGCTTGTTGCTGTTGGGCAATGCGTTGCTGTTCTTGTTGCAGGACTGCTAACTGCTTCTCTCGCTGAGACATCTCAGCAACCTTCACGGCATAGCCGATTGGGTCCATTTCCTTTAAAGCCTCCAGATTTTCACCCTTGTTTTGCTGATTCAGGAATTGTTCAATCATCTGCAAGCGTTGGGCGTACTGGTCTCTTAATTTGCTTGCTTCCTGAATCTTCGACCGTTCTGCTTCCACAGACTTGCGTTCATCAGATAGCTTCTGGGTCTTCTTGGTGTAATCTGCGCCTAGTTGGTAGCCCTCAATAAGCTCTTGCTCGGTTACTTCACGATCTTCACCAGCAGCTTTAATGCGGAAAGTTCGTTTAGGCCGTTCTTCAGCTTCTTCAGAATCTACCAACTCTGGCTCATCTGCGGCTTCATATTCTTGTTCAGTTTCCTCAGTTTCAGCTTGGCCGTTCTCGGCTGCCTCTGCTGCGTCCATCATGCCCAAAAATGCTGAAGCGGCTGTGTCCACCGTCAGCGTTCCACTTCCTTGCGGAGTCGTGTTTTCGCTCATTTAAATACCCAAATTGTCAGCCTAAACGGTAGGCCACCGCCTCGTTAGAGGATTTTCCATCGCTTCTTGACAATCTCGCTTGTAGCGGCAATTGATTCAAAGTGCGTTATAACTGATTGTAATGCGTTAAGCCGATTATATGCAAATTCTCGTTCTTCTACTTGATTTGGTTGAGAATTCACAATCGTCTTTAACTCCAAATTCTTCAAGGCTTCAATTTCGCCAACAAAGAACGGGTCGTTAAGCAGGTTTTTGGCTTGTTGCGTTTTGTCCAAGGATTGCACTCACGATCTGGTTAATGTCTACAGGTTGTCCCATTGGTGTACGTTGTTGGCCTGATGCGAATATATCGTTAAAAGACACATTCTGCTGTTGCGGTAGACCTTGCCATTGTGTACCAGCCAATAGGTTTTTGTCTGTGAAAATAGAACTTAGGTCAATCGGGGCTGAAGATGCGGCATAAGTAGGCGACTTCCATTCAGCAGGGATTGGCACTTGCTCAAATCCTGCAAAGCCAGCACCACCACCGCCACCAGTATTACCAGACAAGCCCAATGGGTCGCCAGTAATAGCGTTTACAAATAAACCAGCACGAACGTAATCTAAGGCATCCTTAAAAGACAATCCCTTTGCAGCCATTTCAGCTTTAGCAGAAGTTATTTCAGCAGGCGTTGCATCACCATAATCGTGAACAGGGTTACTTACAGACGTAGCATCGCCAAGTGGTGTTAAACCATCTTGTGTCGGTTCTAATGGGAATGTGTTTCCACCTGCTTCACCTAATAATTCTGGGCCAGCAATTTCGTTTGTTATGTCGCTTATCGTCGGTTCTAATGGGAATGTGTTTCCACCTGCTTCACCTAATAATTCTGGGCCAGCAATTTCGTTTGTTATGTCGCTTATCGTCGGTTCTAATGGGAATGTGTTTCCACCTGCTTCACCTAATAATTCTGGGCCAGCAATTTCGTTTGTTATGTCGCTTATCGTTGGTGTAACAACAGGCTCTAGCGCGGCTCTTGCCGCAGCCAATTCAGCAGCCGTTGCTCCAGCAGCAGGGTTAAATCCACCGCCAACGTCAATATTATCGGGGCCAGTTACGCCGCCAACAGCGTTGGGGTCTGTACTAATTCCACTTATAACTTGTCCAATACCATAAGAGATAGCTGCGTTCTTAGCTATATCTTCAGGACTTAATCCTTGCACAGCCCCTAATGCTGCAGTTCCTAAAGTCCCACCAAAGTAAGCAGCTGCAATATTAGCGGCAGCACCCAATACAGGGTCTGACATTATGTCGCCAACAAAGCCTTTAATTCCTCCACCTCGACTTGTAGAAATTGACGGGTTAGGTCTTCCACTTGCATCCCATGAACCAATAATTCGCTGTTTGCCGTTAATCCAAGATGTTGTTCTGTTGTCACCCTGATAACCCGTTAATTTACCTGAAGCATCGTATGTTGCGGTAACAGGAACACCATTAACATTTATAGGGTTTTCTGAAGAATAACTACCATCATCATTTTGAATGACGTTAGGTGTTTTAGAGTTGCCGCCAGTTGTTTGAGTATATGAGCCGCCTTCACCGTCAGAAACCTGCTGTTGCTTTACAGGCTCAAACTCTAACTGCTTTGGTATTCCTACCTTTGCAGTATCAATAGGCATCAAAAGCTGAGCTTGATAGTCCTGCACATTGCCACCAAATACTTCATTAGCGGTATACATCAAAGGAGCAATAAGCGAGTTATATTGCTCAGGTGTCAGTTTGCTTTTTAAGTCTGATAGATAACTCATGGCATTTAACCTGGTATTTCAACGTTAGAAGTAATGCCTGCGCCTACCTTCATAGCCTTCATTCTCGCTTCGGCCATGAACTCCTCCTCTTTTAACTGCATCGAGGCCGCGGCTTTCTCGCGCTCCAACTGTAGTTGTGCTGCGTTCTTTTCACGCATCAATTGAAGTTCAGCAGCGGCCTTCTGTTGCGCCAACTGAATATCAGCCTGCGCCTTCATCTGTTGTGCTTGAATGTCTGCCTGCGTCTTGGCCATGTATGCTTGAATCTCAGGCGACATTGGTGGCTCTTGTTGAGGTTGAGGCTGGCTCATGGCCTGATCTTGCTCTGGCGTAATCGACTTGTAGAACTCAGCAGAATCTTTAAATCCAGCAGCCTCAACCATACGACCCAAGGTGTTGCGGTACTGACCATAAGACACCAGCGGGTTAGTTGGCCCCATTGTCTGTAACACTTGCTCTTGTTTGGCAAGCACCACACTCAGCATGGCCATTTGCTCTTGGCGGTTGCCAGCGCCTAGTCCCACGTTAATGTCTGTGTCGTACTGATTCGACCACTCACGCGGATCAAACGAAACGTATTGGCCACGCATACGCACGATTCGGGCTTTGTCTTGGTACTTACAAAGAAGATGCAGGATGCCCTTAAACAAGGACTTCACGCCTGTCTCAGCAAAGATGCGGGCAATCATCTCGATCTTGCCTGCTGCGCTTTGTTGCATAGAAGCAACAGCCGTGGCCGTTACGTTTTGCAGGATGGATGCGTCTAGACCTTGGCTTGCGTCTGTTACGCCTGTGCGCTTTTGCTGGATGCTGTCCAAATACTGAAGCATCGGGAAAGCCTGTTGTGCCACGGGTTGAACGACCAACTGTTGCACAGCGCCTTGCGACTTGATTCGGATAACACCACCAGCCGTAGCCGTTAGCAGGTCGTCTAAGTTAACCTGACCGTCTACCGCAGTCACACGGGCATTGTTTGTCAGGTATAGGTTATCAAGAATCTGGCGGGTGATCGTGGTCTTGATTAACTGCAAGTCCATTGTCCGATCAGCCATTGATTCGCCAAAAAACTTATGAGGGGTTGGAAT